ATACAGCGACCCTGAAGTACTGGGTTCGTTTTCTGCTTCACTTAACACTGACTGGAACTGGTCACAAACTGTAAACACACCAATGTATAGACCGGCTGTGTTTAATTATGATACATCAACTGACCCATATAACACATGGTCTACTAACTGGGTTGAAAGCTGGCATGTTGTACCACCTACACCGTTTAAGTATTACATACCTAACATTAAGTGTACTGATTTTATAAGCTGGGTTAAGAATGCTTTTGATTTATTCATTGAAGCAGATAAGAATGACCCCCGGTTATTAACTATAGAACCACGTGTAGATTATTATAGAAAAGGTTCTATAAAAGACTGGTCAGCTAAATTAGATGATAGTAGACCTGCTACTATAAATATTTTATCTGAATTAACTTCAAGAAATATTACATTATCATATAAAGAAGATAGTGATGTAATGAACAGTCAGTACTTCAATGAATATAAAGAAGTGTATGGTACAAAGAAGTTCAATACAGATAATGAATTTACTGATGGTGAAAAGAAAATAGAACTGGGTTTTAGTACGACACCAATAAACAAAATAGCTGATAATAGTGTAATTCAACCTTTTGTAATGCCTATTATTTACAATAGCGAATTATATAGTGCAGAAGATGATACTTCATTTAACATCAGGCTGATGTTTTATAAGTACATTAATACAGGCTGGGGTTGGTATTTAACTTACTTTGATGGTCAAGGATATGAAACATATTTTAACTGGCCTTATCAGGGTGAAGTAGATGATTTTTTAAACCCGTCCGAAAGTTTAATGTTTGATACACCTAAGTATGTGTATTATAATTTACCTAATGGTTACCCTGATACAAACTTATTTACAAAGTATTATGAAAAGACTTTAGTAGAACAGGCTGATAAGAATTCAAAGCTTGTAACATACTATGTAAACTTGACACCGGCAGACATTAATCAGTTAAGTTTGAATGATACTATATTCATTGATAACAGTTATTTTCAAATTAACAAAGTTGAATACGATGCACTTGGTAATAATGTTAGTAAAGTTGAATTAATCAAAGTTAATACTTACACACCTTCAGCACGAAGTGGTTCTAAACCATCATACAAGCGTTTAGGGCGTGTTAATAACGGTATTCAATCAGGTAAAAATAATAACCTTAGTAATAATTCATTTATTGTAGGTGAAGGTAATACACTGCCGGAAAATAGTTTTAGTAATTTAATATCAGGTAATAACAATTACTTGTATGATGGTGCTAATTCAACCCTTGTAAACGGTAATAATAACTTTATAGGTTATTCAGCTACATCAGTAAGCTTAATTAACAGTAGTAATATTACAGCTTCAACTTCAAACTTTGCTACCATTAACAGCAGTGGTATAACTGCATTCAGTGGTAGTAATGTTACATTCATTGGTGTGAATAACTACACCGGTGAAACTGCTAATAATACAACTTACGTTACTTATTTGAATGTTTTATCAGGTCTTTCTATAAGTGGTTCATCTGTGGTTACTGATGGTGCAAATGTTGGTGCTGGTACTGGTCAGGTATATTCAGGTAAGACCGGCAGCACACTAAACTTTAGAACTTTATCAGCAGGTACAAATATTTTTGTAACTACACTTACTGATGTGGTTAGAATAAGTGTAACGCCTGAACCTGTATTCAGTTCAGTCACTGCTTCAAATTATTACAGTGGTGCATCTGATTTAAGTACTGTAATATATAATGCTTTAGGAAATATTACAGCACAGAATTTAGGTGCAGGTGCAGGTGTATATTCAGGTAAGACGGGTAATACACTTATGTTTAAATCACTTTCAGGTGGTTCAAATATTACAGTAAGTTCATTACCTACTGTAAATACTATTGCACTTAATAATAATATTGTGTTAAGTAGTGTAACAGCCACATATGTAACAGCCAGTACTATTTCATCAAACAATTATTTATCTGGTTCAACGAATTTAAGTACCATAATTTATAATACAGTAACCGGTAATACAGTTACCGGGTCTAATCTTGCTTCACCTAATACTATTTATGCAGGTAAGACAGGTAATACCTTTTACTTTAAAAATATAGCTGCAGGTAGAAAGATTAATGTATATGAAGATACTACTTCTGTTTTTATAAAATCTAATGATAATACTGTGTGTATTGATAAAGATTATACAGTTACAGTTAATGACTGGGTAATAGTGTGTAGTAAGATGACGGGTGGTTTAACTATTACTTTACCTTTAGAACCTTATGATGGTTTTGAAGTTATTGTAAAGGATGGTGAAGGGCAAGCTGCAACATGGAATATTACAGTAGATGGTAATGGTAAGACTATTGACGGCAGTTCAAATTATAAACTGGTTATGAACTATCAGGCTACTACATTCATATTTTCATCATGTTTAAATGGTTGGATTATTTCTTATGATTATATACCTTAAATGATAGTCTAAAAAATATAGGTACATGTATGTTTTAAGCCCAGAATAATCTTCTGGGCTTTTTTTTGGAAACAAAGTAAAAAAATCAGGATGTACTTATATGGAAGACATTCTAAAAGCACATCAGTCGATTACTGATGTAATGCAATCATCTTTAAGTTTATTCTTAACGGCTGTTCAGGCTGTTCAGCAATCAGAATTAAACCAGATTTTATATAAGTCTTCTGTCAGTGAATTAATAAACACAGAAGATAATGGCGGGTAAAGTAGTCTTTTTGACTTTAGATGTAGATACGCAAAAGACAGTACAGAACTTTGATTCTTTGCGAAAAACGGCAAAAGAATTAGAAGCACAGTTTAAGAAGATGAACCCAGATGATAAAGGCTGGGACACATTAAAGGAAAAAGTCATTTTAGCTAAATATGAAATTTTCCGCTTTAATGAACAACTTCGTGTAAGTCCATCTTTTACTGAAAAACTTTCTGCTGCAATTAAAAAAGGCTTTGCTGATGTGGCTATACAGGCACAGAAGGCTGAAGCTTCACTACGTGCTTTAGTTTCTGAACAGCAGAACTTAGCCCTTCAAATAGCTAAGACAAATGATACAGGTAAAAAGAATGAACTTTTAGACCAGTTCAAAAAGTTAGAAGCACAGATAGTAAATACACGTGGTGAACTATCTACTTTAAATACAACTTTAGATAAAGGTCTTAATGAAAATAAGAATGCTATTCAGAAGTTCAGTGATTTTATTTCAGATTCATTTAAGAAAATAGGTACGGCAGTTATCGCTGCTTTTGCTGTAGACCGTATTGTAGAATTTGGTAAATCATCAGTTGAAGCGTATAGTAACCAGAAGCAAGCTGAAGCACAGCTTACTGCTGCACTTAAAGGTAGAAGTGATATTACTGAAAGATTAATTAAAGAAGCTTCACGTTTACAGGCTGCTTATAATATTGATGATGATGTAATAGTTAAGCAGCAGGCTTTTTTAGCTATTGCCAAACGTTCAGAAGACCAGATTAATAAAACTATTCAGGCTGCTATTCAATACAGTGCAGTTTATAGTGTTGATTTACCTACTGCAGTTGAAACGCTGAATAAGACATTAGAAGGTAATAAAGGGAAATTAGCACAGCAGAATGCAGACATTGAAAAATTTACACCTGAACAATTAAAGGCAGGTGCAGCAGTTGACTATTTTGCACAAAAGTTAAAAGGACAAGCTGAAGCATTAGCAAATACTGATGTAGGAAAAGTTAAATTTATAGCTGTTCAATTTAATGACCTAAAAGAAAGTGTAGGGCAAAAGTTAGTAGAAGCAATTGTAAAGTTAAAGCCAATAATTGAAAGTGTTATTACCGGCTTCTTTGCATTTGCACGTGTATTAGCATCTATACCATCTTTTGTTATTGAAAATAGGGCTGCATTTGTCGCACTGGGTGTAGCTATTGTAAGCTTTAACGCTGCATCAATTGCTGCATCATTAAATACACTTCGTTTAGCAGCTGCACAGAAAATACAGCAGGTTACAACCTTTGCTACAACAGTAGCACAGCAGGGTTTAAATGCTGCATTGAAAGCTAGCCCTATAGGTTTTATTATAGGACTGGTAGCAAGTTTAGTAGCTGGCTTTATACTTCTATATAATAACAGTGAAAAAGTAAGGGGTGCTGTGTCCGGGTTATGGGCTGGAATTAAAACAGCATTCATAGGTATAGCACAGGCAGCTAAAGATTATATAGGTGGTGTAGGTAATTTACTTATCGGTGTATTCACTTTAGATAAAGATAAAATTACTGCAGGGCTGAATGGTCTTAAGAATGCATTTTCAGGTTTAACAAACATTGCAGGTAATGCAGGTAAAGCAGCTAAGGATGCATACAATTCAGAAATAAGTAAAGCAGGTGAAGGTGTAACACCAAAAGGTTTAAATGCTAACCCAGCTGCTGTTATAGCTGATGCAAAGCGAACACGTGAAATAATTGAAAGTGAATTATCAGAAGTTGAAGCAAGTATTAAAACAGTTGAAATAGGTTCAGCTGCTGAAAAACAATTATTAGACCAGAAGAAAAGACTTCAGACAGAACTTGATAAAGCAGATGGTAAAGAAGCAAAGCCTGATAATGCTTTAAAGGAAAAATTAGATAAGGAATTAAAAGCAGTTGAAGACCACCAAAAGGCATTAATTGCAAAAACTACAGAAGGTACTGCAGCACGATATGAAGCAGAAGTAAATGCAGCTAATGCTGAACGTGACGAAAAACTAAGAATAGCTGCACTGACAATTAAAGATAAACAGCAGTTAGAAGATGAACGTGTTATCATTAATTCAGAAGCTAACGATAAAATAGCTGCAGCTGATGAAAAGAATTTAAACAGATTAATTCAAAATCAGAAAGAAGCTAATCAGGCTGTATTAAATACAACCGAAGCCGGTACTGATGAAAGATTAAGTAGACAATTAGAAGGACTTCAAAATGAAAGAACATTAGTCTTATCAAATAAGAAACTAACAGAAGACCAGCGTATAAATATTAATGCTGAATATGATGCAAAAGAAAAAGCTGTAAAAGAAAATCATTTTCAGGAACTGGCACAGATTGAACGTTCACACTTAGAAGCACGTAAATCAAATTTAGAATTACAGTTAGCACAGGTAAAAGGTAATGCTGAAAAAGAAAAAGCTATTAAGATTGAATTAGAACGTGTAAAGGCTGAATTAGAACAGAACAGTTCTGCTGCACGTCTTGCTTTCTTACAAAGCCAAAAAGATGCTAATATTAAACTTACTAAAGAAGAAGAAGATGAATATTTAAAGCTTTTAGCAATAAAAGAAAAAGCTACTGCTGATAGTAATAATAATATATCTGACTTAAATAAAGCTGCTGCTGAAAAAGCTAAAGAAGATGCAAAAGCAGCAGCTGATGCAGCCATACAAGGTTCACAGCAGATACTAAGTAATATTTCACAGTCTATACAATCTAATGCACAGGCACGTATTGATGCTATACAAAGTGAATTAGACACACAGTTAGCTTCATATAATACCCAAGAAAAAGCAGAAATAGCACGGGGTGCTAATGAAGAAGCTACACGTGCTAAGTATGCAGCTAAAAAAGAAGCTGCACAGAAAAACGCTGCTGAAAAAGAAAAAGAAATTAAGCGTAAAGCTTTTGAACAGGAAAAAGCTATCAGCATTATTCAGGCATTAATAGCCGGTGCTGTTGCTGTAGTTAATGCACTTAAAACCGGACCGATTTTGGCAGCTGTAGTAGGTGGTTTAGCTGCTGCACAGGTGGCATTTATACAAGGTCAAAGACCACCACAATTTGCAAAAGGTGGTATGATAACTACAGGTGCAGACCATGCATCAGGTGGTATTAAACTTTATGACACACAGTCAGGTTCTGTAATTGGTGAAGTTGAAGGTGGTGAACCGATTTTAACAAAGGGTGTAAGTAAAGACCCGGCATTATTAGCTGCAGCTTCTGCTATCAATGTAGCAGCAGGTGGTAGACCATTAGCACCTTCATCTTATGCAGCACTGGGTGCTATTGCATACAGACCACAGATGTATTATTCAAAGTTTGCACCGGGTGGTGCTGTGCCACAGCCGGTAAATGTCAATGTAGAAAATGATGTTACCGGTTTAAATCAGGCTGTTCAATCACTGGCTAATGTTTTAAGCAAACCTATCAAAGCATATACATTAAGTTCTGATATGACCAATCAGCAGAACATTGATGCAACAATTGATAGACGTTCATCACTATTTAATTCTTAAAAACTATTTCAAATGGAAAATAAAAATATTACGGTAAGAAAATTTACCATACCTGAAGAATTCTTAACAGAAGATTCAGCATTACAGGGTGTAAGTCTGGTACAACAACCTGCACATCAAAGTAATTTTTTACTGTTCAACAGTCAGAACATTGAACAGTTCAAAATACAATCTGAAGAAAAGAAACGTATTACCGGTGTTGCTATTTTACCGTTTATGCATATCTACCGTTTAGATTCGGTAACTAATGAACCTTACTATGGATATTTTGAACCGGCAGACATTGAACGGTTGGTATTAGGTATGTTCAAACATGGTTATATAAATAACTTTTCAATGCATCATAACGGTGTACTGCTAAATGATATTAAACTGTTTGAAAGCTTTATAGTAAGTGATACACGAAAAGATTCTTTATATGATGTACCTAATGGCAGCTGGATTATTACAGTGCAGGTAGAAAGTGAAGCTACATGGAATAAAATAAAAGAAGACGGTTTAAAAGGCTTTTCGATAGAAGCTTACTTAGACAGTATTGAAGCTTTTGGTAGAACGAAACAGTGTAATATTACAACTGAACAGGTAACAGCTACTAAACTAAAAAAGCTAATAGCAGAAGCAGAATTAGACAGCTTTAAATTCAGCCCTTCAACAAAATTAGAAAAGTGGTCAAAGAAATGTGCATGTAAACAGTGTACAGAACTTAGGTCATTAGGCTGGAATCTGCCGGGTATACTACCTGATGCAGAATTCAAAAAGCAAATTGGTATTAATGAAGTTAAATAAAATGGCACAATAACATATTATCAGGATATACCTATAACAGATAATAGATAATTCTAAATCTAAATAAATGAACAAAGACTTATTAAATAAGATTAAAGAACTGCTTAACCTACCTACAGCACCTGAACAGGTAACTGAAGAAAAGGTAGAAGAAGTAGTATCTGAAGTCAAAGAAGAAAGTACTGTAGCTGTAGCAATGGAATCAGAAGTAAAACCTGAAGATATGGCTGCAAACAGTACACCAGATTCTGCACCGGCAGCAGAAACACCGGCAGAATCAAATACAGAAAACACTGATTTAACTGAACTGACATCTGCAGTAGCAGATTTACAGGCACGTGTAGCAAACTTAGAAGCTATGTTAGGTGAATCTATGTCTGAATTAAAGACTGCACAGGAAGCACAGGAAAAGCTAAAATCATTAGTTGAATTAATTGCAGCAGAACCATCAGGTGAACCAATTAAAAAAACTGCTTCAGCATTTTCATTAGAAACACCTTCGAATAAAAAAGGTGACATATCAAAATACTTACCTAACGCTAAAAGTGTTAGATAATAACAAACACAAAACAAATTAAAAAAATATAAAAATGGCATTTTCAGTATCATCTTTATCTACTTATACAGCACCTGCACGTGAATTACTTGCTAAGGCTGTAGCTGCACCTTCTACTGTACCGTTCATCAATGTGTACACTGGTATCAAAGGTTCAGAATATGTAAATACAAATTATTCTACTATGGTGTTCGGTTCGCAAAATTGCGGCACATCATACGATTCTACTACTACTGTTACACAGGCATTACTTTCAGTTGAACAGTTTTCATACGATGAAAAACTATGTCCTGCTGACTTTAATACTAAGTCAATGAACAACAAATTAAAAGCAGGTTCTGCTAATGATGATATTACATTCATCAATATGTTCATGGATGAAAAAGCACAAACTATCGCTTTTGAAATGGAAAAAGTAATCTGGGGTGGTAATAAAACTACAGGTAGTGGTAACATGGCTAAAATGAATGGCTTTTTACAAATTCTGTTACATACATCTGCATCAGCTAACACTGTATCAGGTACTACATCAGTAAGTACTGCAGCAGACGCTGTAACACTTGTAAACAAAGTTGTACGTAGAATTCCTGCAGCTGTAATTAACCGTCCTGACTTAGTTGTATTCTTACCTACAGACATTTACCGCTTATATGTTGAAGGTTTAAACTTAGCTACAGCAGCTAATTTACAATCTACAAACACTACAGCGCAGAACATGGTAATGAAGCACCCTTACTATTCAAATGTTACTATAGTTGGTACTATCGGTTTAGATTCAGGTTCAGTATTATCAGGTGACTACTGTGATGCAGTAGCTACTTATGGTGAAAACTTCCTTTTTGGTACTGACATTGAATCAGAAGGTTCTAATTCACGTTCTGCTGACATGTTTGACATCTGGTTTAGTAAAGACCTTCAGTCAGTTGTAACTGCAGCACGTTGGAAAGCTGGCGTACAGGTAGCCTTCCCTGAATTCGTAGTTATCGAACGCTGACCTTTAACACAAATTAAATAATAGTGTGCAGTGAAATACCTGCACACTTACTTAAACAAAAAACAAAATAATTAAATAAAATATTACAATGGCTATTACAAATTGTTCAGGATATGCAGCAGGTTATCAAAGTGCATGTGGTCGTTCTTCATCTGGTGTGAAGAAAATACACTTAGCACCTTATTCTGCTTCAACATTTAGCACTGCATCCGTAGATGCTAACAATGTAATTACACAAATTACATCAGGGCACACACACTTTACTTTCGACGTTCCATCGGAAACATGTGCAGCTGAATGGTCTTATAAAACAGACCTTAAAAATAATGCTACATGGTGTGAAGGTAAGATTGAACTGGTTATACCGGACTATAACTACACACTAAGAAACCAGCTTTATGCAATGGCAAGTATACCAAGTACTGCAATTGTAGAACGTGAAGACGGTATCATAGAATTCTGGGGTGCTTCAACTGGTATTAATGCTACTGAAGCAAAAAGCGGTGTAGCTAAAGAAGTAAATGGCTTTCGTGGCATAGCTGTTACTTTTGAATATAAAGGTGCATTAGCCCCTTATACAATAACAGGTACAACTGCTTATACTGTTTCATACTAATCTTAATTCTTCATTGAAAAGAAGCCCAGATGTTTATTCATTCTGGGCTTTTTTTTTAGAAACAAAGTAAAAAAATCAGGATATACTTATATAAGAAGTATAGAATGTCAATCAATAATATAGGCTGTAGTTTAACAGCAGGGTGGGCTTTAAGCTGTAGAATAATGGGCGGTATAAGTAATTTATACTTTATACCACACACCAATATTTATAATAGCGGTTTTGCATATGGTGCATATGATTCAGATGATTTAATTACACAAATAAGTTACATCAGTTCATCAAAGTTCTATGCAATTGAATTGCTTAATGAAGATGCAGTTTACAATGAAAAGAAAGTAGAAGACTTAAAAACTGGTTTAGTTCGTTTTGAACAGGAATTAAGTTTTAAACTGCCGCAAATGTCAGCTGCTGCACGTAAAGAATGGTTACAGATGATGCAGAAGCCTAACATAATAGTGTTTAAGAATAATGATGGTAATTATCATATGATGGGTAAAGACTTTGGTTGTATTGTCAGTGGTAATATTACATCAGGACGTGAATACAATTCATACAACGGTATCAATGTTACAGCTGTTGGAAATGAAAAATACCCGGCATATCAAATAATAGGTAGTGCAGTTACTTATTCAACAACTGTAAGAACATCAGGACGTATTTACACAGAACAAAGTACACCAGCATTAGATTAATCATCATGAACAAAGTAATTCATAAGAATAGTAATAATACACTGCTGTTAACGGTAACTGAAAATGTAACAATGAACAGCCCTTATTATCTATTTAAGCTTACAAGTCATTCAACAAATAACAGTGTAATGTTTTATGCTGATAACATCAGCACTAAACAGTGTAGATATGATGAATTTATAATTACAGAAACAGGTTCAACTTTTGTTAATCTATTATCTGGTATCATTCATTTAGATTCTACCGGGTGGTTTACATATGAAGTATACCAGAATGTAAGTCAGAACTATGATGCATCTGCTGCTAATCTTTTAGAATTAGGTTTATTACTGGTTAAGGACACAGACCCGATTACTTACACATCACAGACCGGTAATACATCTTACATAATTTATAACAGTAACAACTAATGAATAAAAATACAAATACACTTACATCAGCTTTTTCTTCTGATAATACTTCAACTGACAGTAAATTTAAACTGTTCAACTTTTCGCTATTGAACGTTAATGACAGACCTACATTTATAGAAAAGTCTGCACCTGTAAATAATGAAGATGGTACCAAAAAGATTGTCTTTGCCGGTAATGATAATTTATACTTTAACTATCTGCTTAATTTGAAAGACCAAAGTGTAACGCTGTCAGCAGTTTTAGATTCAATTATAGACCAAGTTACCGGGGCTGGTCTTAGAATAAAAGGTAAAGATGTTTCAGACCCTAAATTAGAAGCTTACCTTAATTCGGTTAATAGAAATGGTGAAGCGTTTAATGATATTCATTCTAAAACTGTTCAGGACTTCGTGAAGCTGGGTAACTGTTCTTTATCTACTGTCTGGAATAAAGGAAAATCAAATTTTGAATTATACCATTTAGATACTTCAACTGTAAGAAGTGGTGAAGTAGAAGAAGCTACCGGTCTAATTAATTACTACTATGTAAGTTCTAACTGGGAAAAGGGCAGAAGTGCTAAGGTGAAAGAATACCCTGCTTTCAATATTGAAGACCGTACAGGTACACAAATATTTTATTATCACCCTTATGATACCGGTAAGTTATATTATAGTCTACCATTCTGGTCAAATGTAATTGCATGGGCAAAAATTGAACACCTGATTGCAAATTTTCACGAAAGTAATACAGCAGCTGCATTCATGCCTTCATTGTTTATCAGCTATCATAACGGTATACCGTCACCTGAAAGGGCTGATGAACTGTATGAAGAATTATTAGAACAGTTTTCTAATAAGTCTGGTGGTGCAGGACGTGCTATTATTAACTTTTCAAATGACAAAGAAACTGCACCTGAAATTACCATACTGAATAATAATGATAATGATGAAAAGTATACATCATTAGCTGAACTGGTAAGAAGTCAGATTATAGCCGGTATACGTGCAAACAGTAAACTTTGTGGTATTGAAGTACCGGGTAAATTAGGCAATGATAATGTTAAGGAAAATCAGGAACTGTTTTTTAACATAGTAATTAAACCTATTCAACTGCAATTAGAAAGACAGTATAACAAATTATTAAAAGCAAATGGTTTTACAAACGAAATAGAAATTATACCAGTGCAGCCTGTATCATTTAGTGTACCTGATAGCCTGATAGATGCTGTGTATACTATAGATGAACTTCGAATTAAAGCAGGTGAAGAAGTATTACCTGATAATCGGGGTGCATTAACAAAGTTAGAACTGCAGCAAAAGTCAGCACCTGTAAATAACATTTTACCAGCAGCTGCACCTTCACCATTAACACCACCTTCAAATGAATAAAGTTTTATTTATAGATACTGCATACATTAAGAATTATTCATCATTTGATTTAAACATTGATGATAAGTTAATAATACCTGCTATTCGTGATTGTCATGATAAATATTTATTACCGGTAATAGGTTCTGGTCTTATGAATGAATTAATATTTCAAGTAAGTGGTAATACTGTATCAGCATCTAACCGTGCTTTATTAGAAAATATTCAGCCTGCACTGGCAGCTTATACTGTTTATGAATGTGCTGACTTTTTACTTTATAAATTCAGTAATAAAAGTATAGAAAAGCAATCATCAGAAACTACACAGCCTATATCTTTATCTGAATTGAACCATCTTAAAGGTAAATTACTTGACACAGCACAGGTAGCTATGACCCGTTTAACAAATTATCTTTTAGCAAATACTTCAACTTATCCGCTTTATAATTCACCCGGCAGTTCAATAGATACAGTTTACCCTGCACGTACAGATTCATATATGTATGGTATTTACACTTCACGTAAATCTGCACGATGCAGAAACATAAACAAACTAGACTAAAGAAACATGGCAAGTAAGAAAAATCAGAAAAAACTAATTGAATACTTAAGTAAGCAGAACATTCAACTGCCTGCAATTATTCAAACACAGATTAAGATTAAAACAAAGCAGAAAAATGGAAAATAGCACACCACACTTAGATACACAGCCCGGTTCAATTAAACTGTTTGTCATAGGTCAGATATGTTATGTATTATCATATTTTAATGCTTTGAATTTAGATTCTATTTTTAAAATCTTAAGCATCATAAGCGTGGTAATGGTCATTATCATTAACTGGTCAAAGTTCATTAAAGCAATGAAAACAATACTTAAAAAAAAGAAATAATGAATAACACTTATACAGCTGACTTAAGTACCGTCTATAAAACAACTATTGAAAGCATTATTTTGTATTGTCAAAACATCATAACTAAATGTCAAACAACAGCTGAACAGTTTATGTTAGTATCAGACCTGTATGATAATGTTTCAAAATTTGAAGGTGAATATGATGACCTGCTTACTATATTCGGTTCATACTTTGATACCTTATATTCACACCAGTCTTTTTACGTTCGCAAAGAACGCTATGAAGATGCACAGCTTATAGACAATGCTATAGAAGTTGAATTAGATTTTATTTTAAGTTTTGTATTACAGAACTTCGTTTACTTGAAAAGTGATATTACACAGCTACAGACTAAGATTAAGAACTATTATCTTTCTTAATTTCTGAATTTGTCCCACAAATTTTCTACTGAATACTTTTCATTTTTTAATTCAGGGTATGCTTCAAAGAAGTAAGTTCTAAATCCTAATATAGTCTTTTGGTTTATTTCTGGCTGCTGTGGGTTCAGACTACATTTCATCTTTTTACAGAACTTATTAAACTGCCGTATGACAAACAGTCTAACATCTTCACCTTTATATTCACCACGAAGTTGAAAAGGTGTTATCAGTTTATTTCTTTTAGGAAATTCAATTAACTTTAAATCAGTTTCAGTTAGTAAATCATATTTTATTTTTCTAAACAGTCTTTCTGTTTCTTTTTCTTCTTCTGACTTAAATATAATTTCCTGTTTAATCTTAGGTATTAACCTTTTCCAGACCATGCTTTTTATAAACGCTTTGCGTGTCCTTTTATGATACAACTGCCGGGGTATAGCTATAAGATTAATAATACTATTATCATCCATGTCACCGTTTAGATGATAGGGTACAAAGTCTTCAATGTCTGTCTTTATAAATGTCAGTAACATCACATTATCTACACGTAGATATGAACTATTTAAAGTGATGTAAGCTGTGTTATACATGTTTTTTTTACTGGCGTGTGGTGTAATATTACCATTATTCTTCTGTTTAAAACAAACAGCAGCAGGTGTAATATAATATCCTTCATATCCGGGTATTTGATGCAGTGCATTTACATCTGTAATATCACAGCTAAATGTTCTTAAGTGTAAGTAATAGTCTACAACTTCTTTAGGTAATTGTTTAAAAATCATGATGTATATAAATAGGGTGAAAAGTAAAAAACCCAGCTTTGAAGGGCTGGGTTCATTGTATAATGTTTACCGGGGCTTAGTACTGTAATACTTCTGCTTCAATCACATCAGGCCGATGTTTTAAGTCTGTTTTAGTCTTCATCTTCAGTAAGATAGAATACCCCCTTTTATTAAATAGTCTAAGATTAGACTGTGTAACTTTAGGGGGTGTATTTAAAGACCCATACATAATAGGGGGTAAATCAATCTTTTTAACTGGCTTTTCAGCTTTTACCATGAATGACCGGCCTTCTGTATGATTACCCTGCTTTTTAAACTTTACATACACTTCATGTATACGTGTCTTTTCAACCCATAATACTTCAATGCTTTCTATCAGTTCATTTACTATAGCACGTGCTTCTTCATCATTAGCTTTGAATAGCTGTTCAACTTTATCATTAAAGTTCAGATATTCTTTCTTTAGGCTTTCATCATTTGAAGACTTCTTTTTTAACCGGTCAGTAAGCTGCTTTATGTTCAGACCTGTGGTAGCTATATTATTTTCTATCTGCTTTATTTTACCTGTTATTTCAGTTACAAATTTAGTAACGGTCTTAGCATCTAATGCAGATGATAAATCAGTTACAATCTGATGTAACCGCTTTTCAGCTTTTGTCTTTTCTACACTAAACTGTTTCAGGTCAGCATTTAGGCTATTAATCTGTTTTTGAATTGCAGCAGGGCTTTCATTCAGCTTTTCGGTTGCTTTTAAAATGAATTCATGGTAAGACAGACTACCTTTAAATGCATTCATAACAAGGGTGTTCAACTTATCTATGTTTATACCCCTACTTTTACAGCTACATGTTTTGTCACGTTTACTATTACATCTGTATGTATATTCATTTTTATCAGGCTTCACACGTCCATGCAATGCATTACCACAGTTACCACACACTAACAGACCTTTAAGCAGATAAAAATACTTATCTTCTTTATGCTTTGTTATCTGATTAGTACCACGTTTAGCAGCTATCAGTTCAAACTGTTCACGTGTTAGAATTGCAGGACATTCTACATATTCATAGGTGTCTTTACCGGTGGTAAATCTTCGTCTGCCTATCAGAACTTCATTCTGCAGTAGCATGTTTATAGTGCCGGGATTCCATCTATTTTTACCGGCTTCAATTACTGTAGTCTTCTTTCTATTGTCTACACCTGCTGCTAATTTTCGCCCATTTTTCAGTACCTTATCTGTCTTTGTCTTTACACCTTTTTCATTCAGGTAATTTGCTATCTGATTAGTACCATAACCTTTATTTAAGTATAGGTCAACCATTAGTAATATTACTTTCTTTTCTTCTTCGTCTATGATTAAATACCCTTTATCATCTTTCTTATACCCATATGGTGTCATAGCACCTAAGAACCGGCCTTTTTTATTTGCTGATACATAACCCAGTTTAAAGCGTGCTTTTCTTAACGCTGATTCATAACCTTCAATAGCCTGTAAAATCAAAAAGGTAAGCTTATCTTCTTCTTTATTAAAGTCAAAGCGTTTAGAATGTGTATGCAGTTGAACACCTGCCTTCTGAAAGTTCGTTACTATAACGGCCTTTGTTGTGTCATTCCGGCTAAGTCTGGTCTGGTCAAATACAAAAATATGTTTAGCTGTACCTTCCTGAATAAGTTGAAGCAAGCTGAAAAACACAGGTCTGTTAGAAAAGTCTTCCTGTGATGCAGATGCACCGCCTTCTTCAAACACTTCTAAGTGCATACCTAATTCATCAGCTTTCTTTTTAGCTAATTCTTTCTGTCTGGCAGGTGAATAGTCTTTTAATTTTTGTTCATCAGTTGAAACCCTGATGTAAGCGTAAAGCGTTTCTTTTTTCATGGCGGTCATTGATTTATGACCGAAATATAAGTAAAATTTAGTTATATAACAAAATGGGGTAATATTACATAAAAAAGCCCCGATAATTAACTATCGGGGTTCATCCATTCTATGATAGATTCTACTTCTGAATCATGTAATAATTCGTCAGGAAAAAAAGAAAGCTGTCTTTCAAATTTGGCACGGTCTATAACTTCTGGTAATATTTCATAGCAGAATGTGTCATTATCAATCATGTACTGTAATGCATTACTTAAGCCTTTGCTTTTAACACCATAAATAATAACCATTGATAATTCACCTTCAATTTTTATTCGTGCTTTACTAAACTGTGGTAAGTACCCTATTACTGTATGTAACATATTGCTTTTATTTTACTTCTGAATCGCTTTAATAACCCATTTGTTACCTTTAAATTCATATAAATAGTAACATTCATGCTGCATATCAAATACTACTTTAACCTGCTGCTGCTTTTGCTTTTTATTTTTCATTTAGAAAATCTTTTTTAGGGTCGAAATTTTCATTAAGATAAACTTCTTACTTTACTATTCTTACTTCATTCTACACACCTTCAACTTATAACCCTGATGTGTGTTTATGATGTTTGTCTTATACTTTAGATTAAGGTCGGTCATTCGCATAACCTTAATTGCATTATAAACCTTTTCACGAATCTTTAACACTTCATCTAAAGTATCTGTGTTATAGGTCAAAGCATCAAACTGATTTAGTTTATGTAAAGGGAACTTTTCTAAATTGTTAATACCTTTGTTTTTTTCAATTTTCGTTTTCATCTTATTGTGTTTTATTTTATTTCTTCTTTTATTAATCTTATTTCTTCTGCTATTGCTTCCTGTGTGTCATGCATTTTAGCCAGCTGAAGAAGTATTTGCATTAGTGTTTCTGTGTTATCGTTCATTTTATTATTAAAAATATCATATACTTTCTTCTTTGATTCATCACTTATATCTGCATCATATACATTATAAGGTGTCACCACTATATACTTAAAAAATACAATTTAGCTGATTGTATATATCATCTTGAACTTCTACCGGTGGTATACCGTTTCTAAATTGAACTACTAATACATTTTTCATTTGTTATTTTGTTTTTTAAGTTGAATAGTTTGCTTCATTTTTATAATTACCCATTCAGGGCGTTTAATGCCTAATTTAGCAGCTGCAATCTTTGCACGTGTTTCTGCACTTACCGGGTGTCCCTTCATAGCAGTACTTATCTTAGCACGTACTTCAGGGGGTATAGTCCGAGCTTTTAATTTAGCTTTGTGACTTTCTGACTTTGGTTTGCCTTTCATTGCTTCCGACATCTTTTTTCTGCTTTCTTCACTGAACACATAAGGCTTACCGGTTCGGTGGTTAATATTATCGTTATTCATTTTTGTTTATTGTAATATTATTACATACATAAATTACCGCCTGATAAATCAGCCGGGCTTATATATGTATACATAAATAGCAGGAAAAATTAAAATTAGAATACTTAGTCAGAAATAAAAAAGCCCTGCAGCTTACAGACTACAGGGCAATAACAATAAGTGATTAAACTTATTTACTTTAACAGTAATGATAAATATCAGGAAATAAAATAAAATATACAGCCTTACTTTTTCAAACGTTTTATTTTTCGTTCAATCTTTCCAGCATCTTCATAACGTTCATCTTGAATAGCCTGATTAAGTTCTGCAGTTAGTATCATTCTTTTCTGTTCTGATTCAGGGTACAGCGTTCTGAATTGTAAAGCTTCAGCTTTTGTCATTGGTTTAAACTGTGTAATATTACATTCATGTTCAGGTAGCATTAAATTGATAACCTGATATAGTTCGGC